TGAGAGGTAGAGCAGGTCAAGTTGTAGGTCAGGGATTCTCTGGTAAGAAAACACAGTTTGGTGTAAAAATGTCCAAGACTGTGAAGAAAGTTGGATCATTGAATCTAAAGACTATGATTGAGTCTGACAAACTAATCATAGAAGATTATGATACTATTGCTGAATTAACTACATTCATTCAGAAGGCTAATTCATTCGAGGCAGAGGAAGGATGTAATGATGACCTTGCAATGTGCCTTGTTATATTTGCATGGTTAGTCGCTCAGGATTACTTTAAGGAGATGACTGACGATGACATTAGAAAAAGAATTTATGACGAACAGAAAAATCAGATAGAACAGGATATTGCTCCATTTGGTTTTATGGATGATGGTTTAACTGATCAGTCTTCTTTTGTTGATCCAGAGGGTGAACGTTGGCATCTGGATGAGTATGGAGACAGATCTTATATGTGGGATTATATGTGATGTATGGATTTGGATCTTGATCAACAATTTGATTTAAATCATTTACTTCTTCAGGAACGGAAGTGTAGAACCTGTGGACAATTAAAAGATTTAACGAGTGATTTTTATTTAATTCGTAAGAGTAGAGGGGCTTTACCATCATCATATTCTTATGAATGTAAAATTTGTACGGTTAGACGTATAGTTAAAAACAGAAGAAAAACTAAAGTTCTACCAGAAGAGATATATCCAGATTGGTAGAGTGTTCATGCATTGTTTCCCCACTGAAAAGCTTCAATCAATAAATAAGTTTAGGGAAAAATGAACTCGCTCTAGGGGAATTAACATGACGTTAAACTTAGTATCACCAGGCGTCAAGACAAGGGAAGTAGACTTGACACTCGGCAGAGCCGACGCCGTTAATGATCAGGTAGGTGCAATTGCTGGACCATTTGCTAAAGGTCCTGTAAACGAACCAGTCTTGATAGAAACGGAACAAGACCTACTCGACACGTTTGGAGCTCCTAGTTCCGAAGATGGTCAGTATGAGTATTGGATGACTGCATCCGCATATCTATCATACGGTGGAATCCTCAGAGTAATTCGTTCTGATGGAATTTATCTTTCTAACGCTAACTCAGCAGTTGGTGTTGGTGTAACAGATTTAAAAATCACCTCAAGCGAAGATTATTACAACAATCATACAACAAATACCGATTGGCATTATGCTGCAAGAGATCCTGGCTCTTGGGCAAACAACCTTAAGGTATGCGTCATAGACGGTTTTGCAGATCAAAGACTTGCAATTGGTACAGACGGAATTGCAGTTGGATACGCTATCACCGCAGGTTTCTCTACTAGTGTTGCATTAACAGACGGAACAGTTGGAGTTCAGACTGGTTTCGTTAAAGGTATCATTTCTGCTGTTGGTGCTGGTTATGTTGATGTCAAACTAACCGCAAACTATAATGATACAACTGCTACATGGGGAAATCCTGAGTACGAGGAAGGTTCAAGTACTAAGTCCTTCCAAGGATATGACACCAAGTTTAACTTAGGTGCTGGTTCTCAAGGTAGTGAGAACTATGCAAACAGGTATAGAATTTATAACGATAGTGGAGTAGAACAAAGAATTGAAAGGTATCGCTTCGGTGGAGATGTCGGTGCTGGTTCTACTATTGTTACATTCACAAGTTTCGACAACCGTTATGTAACTTTTGGTGATCAAATCAAGTCACTAAATGGAACATTTACTGCAAACGTAATTGGTTTTACAACTGCAGCAAACCCTGGCGTTATTGTTGACTCTGCAGCTTCTGTTGCATTTGCAAACACAAGTTTCATTATTAAGAGTGGAATTGGAACAGGTTTAGAACTTTCTAATGTTAACACTGCTAAAGACTGGTACAACGAACAGACTCTTGGTTTAACCAACAGTACAGTTTATTGGAAGAGTCTTGCTCCTAAGCCTTCAACTTCTAGTTTCGCAGCAGAAAGAAATGCAAAACATGATGAAATTCATGTTGTTGTAGTTGATGACAATGGTTCAGTAACAGGTTCAGCTGGTAATATTCTAGAGAAGTGGACTGGATTGTCCAAGGCTTTAGATGCTAAGGTTACACCTGCAACTAACATTTACTACAAAGATTACGTTGCTAACTACTCTGAGTATATCTTTGTTGGTGCTGGTCATACAGGAAGTGCAATTGCCTTTACTACTAATGAGGGTTATACCTCAGACACTAGTGGTTCATGGGGAAGTAAAGCACAAGGTACTACATTTAATGGATTAGGTTCACAGAATTTCACACTATCCAATGGACTTGATTATAGTCCTGTTGTTGGAAACATGGGTGTGACACTCGCAGATGTTGTTAGTTCCTATGCGGTTCTTGATAACCCTGCTGAGTATTCAGTTAATTACCTACTTCAAGGTCCTTCTGGTGGAACATCTATCTACGAATCACAAGCTAAGGCTAACAAACTGATTCAGATTGCTACCACACGTAAGGATTGCATCGCATGTATTTCACCTCACAGAAGTGGAGTTGTTAATGTAACTAACCCAGATACACAGACTTCAAACATTATTACATACTATGATGCTTTGACTTCTAGTTCTTATGCAGTATTTGACTCTGGTTACAAGTATACATTCGATAGGTTTAATAATACATTCCGTTATATCCCTCTGAATGGTGATGTTGCTGGATTGATGGCAAGAACATCTATTAATAACTATCCTTGGTTCTCACCTGCTGGTGCTTCAAGAGGTAATATTAATAATGCGATCAAACTCGCATATAATCCTTCACAGGCACAGAGAGATCTCCTCTATCCTAAGAGAATTAACCCAGTTATTTTCTCACCTGGCGCTGGAGTAGTACTCTTTGGTGACAGAACAGGTCTTAAAGTTGCTTCTGCTTTCGATAGAATTAACGTTCGTCGTTTGTTCCTTACAATCGAAGGTACAATCGAGAGAGCTGCTAAGGCACAACTCTTTGAATTCAATGATGTTCTTACAAGAACTAACTTCTTGAACATTGTTGAACCATATCTTCGTGATGTTAAGGCTAAGAGAGGTATCACTGACTTCGTAGTTATCTGCGATGAGTCTAATAACACACCTGATGTTATTGACGCTAATCAGTTCAAGGCAGACATATTCGTGAAGCCTGCCAGGTCGATTAACTTCATTGGTCTTACCTTTGTTGCAACTAGAACTGGTATTAGCTTCGATGAAGTTATAGGTTCTGTCTAAATTTAAATTCATTCAAACAATAAACAATTAACGGAGAGGTTAACAATGGCTAGTTTTGAAAACGCCCCAAGCGTTGCATCCAGAACAATTGAGGATTTTAAAGCTACTTTAATTGGTGGTGCTGCAAGGCCGAATTTATTTGAAGTCCAAATAAATTTCCCTACAGTTATCTCAATTGCTGATCAGGTCAAAAAGGATATTAGATTCTTAGTTAAAGCGGCTGCTTTACCTGCGTCTAATATTAATGTGATCGAAGTTCCTTTTAGGGGTAGAAATTTCAAGATTGCTGGAGATAGGACATTCGATGTTTGGACTATCACTGTAATTAACGATCAAAATTTCCAAATTAGAAATTCATTCGAACAATGGATGAATGTAATCAACAAGCATGACAATGCTACTGGTGTTGTTGATCCTACAGAGTATCAAACAAACGCTAGAGTAATGCAATTAGGTAGATCAAGACCTAAGTTGGCTGCAGGTAAAGGAACAGAAGACAATACTGGTTCTCAAGTTCCAGTTCTTAAAGCTTATGATCTGTTTGGTGTATTCCCAACAAATGTAAGTTCTATAGAATTGTCTTACGATAGTTCAGATACAATTGAAGAATTCACAGTTGATCTACAGGTCCAGTGGTGGGATGCTCTCGATGCCGAGGCAAATTCAATCTTGGATACTAACGAGAACGCTGCTACATTTGCTGGTGACGACACTGGAAATCCATTCCAAGTATAACGCACATGATTTTTACTCGACTAAATAGTTGAGTACCAGTCCAGATGTGAGTAATGGCTAAATTATTTGGTTTCAAAATAGAGAATGAATCTGATTCAAACGCAAAGGGTGTAGTCTCTCCGATACCCAAGTCGAATGAAGATGGTTCTGACTATTTTGTATCCAGTGGATTCTACGGACAGTATGTAGATATTGATGGTGTATATAAGTCCGAACAGGACTTAATGAAGAGATATCGAGAAATGGCACTTCACCCAGAAGTGGATAGTGCCATTGAAGATATTATAAACGAAGCAATTGTTTCAGATCAGAATGATTCTCCAGTGCAGATAGATTTGGAGAATGTTCCTGCATCAGATACATTAAAGAAATTAATTAGAGATGAATTCAAGAAGATAAAAGAACTTCTTGACTTCGACAAGAAATGTCATGAGATCCTACGCAACTGGTACGTTGACGGTAGGATTTTTTATCATAAAGTAATTGATATTAATAAGCCTGAAGATGGATTAAAAGAGGTTAGATATATTGATCCTCTTAAGATTAAACTCATCAGGAAATTAAAGGATGAGAAAACTTTAGGTGGTGCTATTGCCAGATCTGTTGCAAATGGTGCTGTTAATGGTGCTAATGCAGTAGCAAATACACCAGAGATTGAAGAGTATTATCTTTTTGATCCTAGTAAAGGAACTGCAAAAGATAGTCTTGGTGGTATAGGACAAGGACCATTTAAGAATGCATTAAAGTCTGTAAGGATTGCTCCTGATTCTATTACAATGGTTCATTCTGGACTAGTAGATAGAAACAAACAGACTATTCTTTCTTATCTTCACAAGGCAATCAAGGCACTTAATCAACTTAGAATGATTGAGGACTCTCTTGTTATCTACAGGTTGAGTCGTGCTC